TTACTACGTACAAATGATACGTGATGTAACTGGTTTAAATGAAGCAAGAGATGGTAGTATGCCAGATAAAAATGCTTTAGTTGGTGTTCAAAAACTAGCCGCAGCAAACTCTAATACAGCAACTAGACACATACTACAATCAATGTTATACTTAACAGCCGAAGTTGCAGAGTGTCTATCACTACGTATAGCAGATATAGTTGAATACTCACCAACAAAAGAAGCTTTTATTCAAGCTATTGGTGCTCACAACGTGGCTACATTAGATGAGTTAAAAGAACTACACTTATACGATTTTGGTATATTTATAGAATTAATGCCAGATGAAGAAGAAAAAGCTATACTTGAAAATAACATACAGCAAGCGTTAGCTCAAAAACTTATAGACCTAGATGATGCTATAGATTTAAGAGAGGTTAGAAATATAAAATTAGCTAATCAGCTTTTAAAAATAAAAAGAAAGAAAAAACAAGAGCGTGATCAAGCTATGCAGCAACAAAATATACAAGCTCAAACTCAAGCTAACAACCAAGCACAGCAAGCTGCCGCTCAAATGGAGATACAGAAGACTCAAGCTAAAACTTTAGCTGAAGCAGAACTAGAAAAAACTAAAAATGAATTAAGAGTAAATTATCTTCAACAGGAGATTGACGCTAAAAAAGAATTAATGAACCATGAGTTTAGTTTAAACTCTCAATTAAAACAAGTTGAAGCCTCAATGTTAAACTCTAAACAATCAGTTGCAGAAGATAGAAAAGATGCAAGAGTTGATAGACAGGCAATGCACCAAAAAGAAATGATAGACCAAAGAAGTAGTGGTAGTTCACTTAAAAAGTTTGAGTCATCAGGTAATGATATACTTACAGGAGGAGCCAACATGGATAGGTTTGGACTCTAATATTTAATATTTTATAAAATTTTATTATGACAGAAGAAAAAGAAAATATAGTTGAAGAAGTAACCGATGAAGTTACTTCTCAAGAAAGTGAAACAACTGAAGAAGTTGTTGAACAACCAGTTGAAGAGGTTGAAAGCAAAATAGATTTATCAAGATTTGATAGCGCAGATAATCCTGATGTTATAAAGATAGATTTAAGTAATCCACCACCAACAGAAGAACCTGTTGTTGAAGAAAAAGAAAAATTAGAAGAAGTTGCTGAGGAAGTAAATCAACCAGTTGTAGAAGAAGTTGTAGAACAAATATCTGAAGATGAACAAGTTGAAGAAGTTAAAGAAGCTGTAGAAGAAGCTGTAGAAGAAGCTGTATCAGCTGGTAAGCCACTACCTGAAAATATTCAAAAGCTAGTTGACTTTATGGAAGATACTGGTGGTGATGTTTCAGATTATGTAAACTTAAATAGAGATGTTTCTAAGATGGATGATTCTGATGTACTAGATGAATACTATAGAACAACTAAATCTCATTTATCTGCAGAAGAAAGAAGCTTCTTATTAGAAGATACGTTTGGTGTTGATGAGGATGTTGATGATGATAAAACTATACGTAAAAAAAAGATAGCCCTCAAAGAGCAAGTTGCCGAGGCTAGAGCCTATTTAGACGGGCAAAAGTCTAAGTACTATGAAGATATTAAAGCTGGAAGTAAATTAACTAGTGAACAACAGAAAGCTATAGATTTCTTTAATAGATATAATAAAGATCAAGAACAACAAATTAAATTAAACGAAGAAAGTAAAAAAGTATTTTTAGATAAAACCAATAATTTATTCAACGACAAGTTCAAAGGTTTTGAATATAACGTCGGAGATAAAAGATATAGGTTTAATGTTAAAGATGTTGATGGCGTAAAGAATACTCAAAGTGATATTAATAATTTTATCAACAAGTTTGTTGGTGAAGATAAATCAACTATTGATGATGCTGCAGGTTATCATAAATCTTTATTTACAGCTATGAATGCAGATGCTATTGCTAAGCACTTTTATGAGCAAGGTAAAGCAGATGCTACTAAAAATAGAATTGTAAAAGATAAAAATATAAATTTAGAACCTAGAAAAACACACGGCGAAACTAATATTGGGGGCGTTAAATATAAGGTTTTAGGCAATACTTCTTCTGATATTAAAAATAGATCTTTTAAGATTAGAAAAAAGAATTAATTAAAAATTTAAAAAAAATTTATTATGGCAATTTCAAACCCAGGTGGTTTGCTAAATAAAGTTCCTGCTGCACAGCAGCAAGCTTTAGCTAGCAACTACATAGATTTTACTGGCTCCACTAATGACTGGAGACAGCAATACCTGCCAGACTTAATGGAGAAAGAAGCTGAAGTGTTCGGTCCACGAACTATTTCTGGTTTCTTAGCTCAAGTCGGTGCAGAAGAGCCTATGACAGCAGATCAAGTAGTTTGGTCTGAGCAATCAAGGTTACACTTATCCTACGTTGGTACAGTAGCAACGACGGGTGATACTAATGGTACTTTTAAAGTAGTAACTGATATTGATGGTAATGGCGCAAGTGAAGGCTTTGTTGCAGCTAGCCACGGTATTAGAGTTAACGATGTTGTACTTATAGCGACTGCTGGAGTAGTAACTAAGTGTTTAGTTGTTGAAACTCCAGAATCAGATATCGTTTCTGTAGAACCTTATGATAAAGCTGATTTAACTGGACACGCAACAACTGCGTCTGGTTCAATCTTATTAGTTATTGGATCTGAGTTCGGTAAAGGACAAAGCTACAGTGACAATACAGGTACTCATAACGCTGATCGAAGAACAGCACTAGAGCCTACTTTTAAGTCTTTTAGCAATAAACCAATCATCATGAAAGATTACTACGAAGTATCTGGATCTGATGCATCTCAAATAGGATGGGTTGAAGTAACTGGCGAAGAAGGACAAAATGGTTACTACTGGTACTTAAAAGCTGAAGGCGATACAAGAGCTAGATTTACTGACTACTTAGAAATGTCAATGTTAGAAGCTGAGAAAACTCATGCTGATTCTGCTATTGGTTTTGCTAACAAGCAAATTAGAGGTACTGCTGATGCTGGTGCAGGTGGTGCTGGTACTGAAGGATTATTCGCTGCTATTGAGTCAAGAGGTAATATTACTTCTGGTGTAACAGGTGTTAACGCTGCTACTGATTTAGCAGAGTTTGATGCTATATTAGCAGAGTTTGATAAGCAAGGTGCTATTGAAGAAAACATGTTATTCGTAAATAGAGCTACGTCTCTAGCTATTGATGATATGCTTGCTTCAATGAATTCTTACGGAGCTGGAGGTACTTCTTACGGAGTATTTGACAACGACGAAGATATGGCGTTAAATTTAGGTTTCTCAGGTTTCCGAAGAGGATCTTACGACTTTTATAAGTCTGACTTTAGATACTTAAATGATAAAGCTACAAGAGGAGAAATAAACAGAATTGCAGGATCTGCTGCTATTCGTGGTGTTATTATTCCAGCTGGTACTTCTACTGTGTATGACCAAGCTTTAGGTAAAAACCTAAAACGTCCGTTCTTACACGTTAGATATAGAGCTTCTGCAACTGATGACCGAAGAATGAAAACTTGGGTTACTGGTTCTGTTGGAGCTGCTACATCAGCACTTGATGCAATGCAGTTACACTTCTTATCAGAAAGATGTTTAGTTACTCAAGGTGCTAACAACTTTATGTTAATGAAGTAAGACTATTCATTTATAAGGGCGGTCTAGTATCGCCCTTATATTTTTTTTAATTTATATTATATTATATTATGGCAAAGAAAAATAAAGAAACTAAGGTTGAAGAACCTTTAGTTGAAGAAACAACTACTGTAGAAACAGTTGTTAAAGAAAAACCAAAAAGAGTAGAACCATCCTATAAAAAATCAAATGATGGTTGGGAGATAAAAGATAGAATGTATAATTTAAAAGGTGGTAAAAGACCTTTATCAAGATCTATCAGACCTGCTAATATCCATTGGTTTGATGAAGAAGCTGGTTACGAAAGAGAACTAAAAAATACATCAAATCAAAGAACTTGTTTTGTAGATGAAATGAAAGGTGATCAAAGACTAGAGCACATTGTTTTTAGAGGTGGTTATTTATTTGTTCCAAAAGAAAAGGTAATTTTACAAAAATTATTATCTATATACCATCCAGATAAAGATGTTTTATACTATGAAGATAAACCAGTTGCTAAAGCTAAAAACGAAATAGCTTGGTTGGAAATGGAAATTGAAGCTTTAAATGCTGCTAAAAATATAGATATTGATTTAGCTGAAGCTATCATGAGAGTAGAAATTGGTTCTAAAGTATCAGAGTTAAGTTCTAAGGAGCTTAAAAGAGATTTATTATTATACGCTAAAAGAAGTCCAGAATTATTTTTAGAGTTAGTTAATGATGAAAATGTACAGCTTAGAAACTTTGGTATCAAAGCTACTGAGATGGGTATAATAAAACTTTCGCCAGATCAAAGAACATTTACTTGGGTCTCTAACAATAGAAAGTTAATGAACGTACCATTTGATGAGCATCCATATTCAGCGTTAGCTGCTTGGTTTAAAACAGATGAAGGTATGGAGATATACCAAAACATAGAAAAAAGATTAAACTAATATCTTTTAGCTAATATTAATAGCCACTCATTTTGGGTGGCTATTTTTATTTAGGGCTAACCTTTCACTTTATTATGTAACTATAATATAGTAAAATACACCTATAAAAAAATAACATGATAAGTATAAACAGAGTATATCAAAAAGTATTAGTTATAGCAAATAAAGAACAGAGAGGTTATATAACACCTCAAGAGTTTAATTTATTTGCAGATAAAGCTCAAATGGAAATATTTACAAGTTATTTCCATAGAATAAAAAATTCAACAATGAAGCCTTCTAATCAAGAGCCTTATGCTGATGAGGTAGAGATGTTAGAAGAAAAATTACATCCTTTGCACGTAGATAGAACGTATCATGTAACAGCTGATTCTTTAGATCTAACTGTTGATCCTAGTGATTCAACAGCAACAATAGAAGATGTTCATAAGCTTATAAGTGTAACAGCTCTTAGTACAGCTAGAGGGGTTGGTAATAAGTTAACACAATTAAATAAGCATCAAATAGCTTATACAGAAAATAATCCACTAACTAAAGCTACTTTAAAAAGGTCGATATTTGTTAGGGAAGATGCTAATAAATTAGTGATATTCCCATCAGCTTCAACTAGCACTTTTAACGTAGATC